AACATTATCATCACCATAAGAAATCATTGACACATATTTACGGAAAAACTTCATTGAAGACAATTCTGGTTTATCTCGCATCATAATCAATATCCAAACAATACGCATAATAGAGGAATTATAAAGACAATTAATAATAACAGTAAAGGGATTGCCAGAAGGTTGAGAATGAGTCCACATATAAATATTATCACCGAAAATATGACAAGAATGCACCAAATGAGTCCATAAACCCAAACAAATTTTCAAATGTCGCCTACCTTCTGGACTTTGAACATCAACAAATTTTGACAACCAAGGAACAAAAATTTTCCAAAATATAGCCCAAAGAATTTGCGCCACAAGTGAACCATCAAAATTACCAAAATCACCAGCAATAACCTTATTGCCGTTTTTCTTCAAACGTTTGGCAATTCTTTCCCAATCAACTGAATAAGGATTTGTTCCAACACCAATTTCATTATCAATACGATTATGCATCAGCCAGGCAGAAAAAGGGAGAAAATATTTACGAAAAGCGACAACAAAATGTTGAGGACCAGCAGAAAATACACGAGTTTTACCAACAGCAACTTTAGCTATATCACGCTTTTCATCCTTCAACGTATCTATAAAATAAACATCAGAAATTTTACCGTTGGCACAATCTTCAATTAATTTATCAACATCTTTACGTAACTGCAATGAATCACCAGATGAAAAATCAAACTCTAAACCAAAGCCCATCCACTTAGTTTTACCAACACTACCCTTATTCAAAGTATTATATGGAAAACCAGGAGATGTAGTTCGATTAATGGCTTTCATAAAATCATCATCCAAAGTACCACGAATTGCTTCCTCATAAGACAAAATACGTTGATATTTAGTTCGATCAATACAATCATTCCATTGAGACAACACAATTTGAGAAACGTCTTCAACTGCTGAAGTAACAACACCATCATCTAAAACTGCAGTATGAACTCCACATTTCTTCAAACCATTCATCAAAGGATCAACCAATTGACCATCAATTTTTGTGGGTTTCAACAAAGCAGGTTTCATAATAGGTTTAGACAATTTGCCATAAATTCTAGAAGGCAATAAAGCAGTTTTTGTAGCCTGACCAACTTTAATATTACTCTTTCCTAGGGGAACAAAAACACCATCAGGAACCTGTGGTTC